GGTACTAATCTTCGTAACCTTGCTTCATTGAATCAAGTTAATACTGCTGGTTCAGATGTTATGTTACGTCAAGGTACTTTACTTGACCTATCTGGCGTAATGCTTAAAGAGTCTGCTCAAGTTGTTACTCATACTACTGTTGGTTCTGATGACCATGTTGTTAGTTCAGCTGGTGCTGTAGGTGATACGGCTATCGCTGTAGATGGTACTCAAACTACTGACTGTGCGAAAGGTGACGTTGTTTCATTTAGTGGTTCTTCAGACAACTATGTTGTTGATAATCAAACTACTACTGCTTCACTTGTTCTTAACAGCCCGGGTTCTCGTTCTATCATTGCTAATGATGAGACTATTGCTACAGGCGCAAGTTACACAGGTAACGTGATGTTTAATCAAAACGCTATTGAATTAGGAATGAGAGCACCAGCAGTTCCAAACGGTGGTGATTCAGCTGATGATGCTATGTTAGTACAAGACCCACATTCTGGTCTAGTATTTGAAATCCGTGTATATAAAGGCTACCGTAAGCAGATGATTGAAGTCGCTGCAACATGGGGTACTAAGGCTTGGAAGTCAGACAACATTGCTCTAATCATGGGCTAATAAAATCATACCAAACTGGGGTGGAGTTATGACCACCCCACCTAATTTATAAGGAGAATAAAATGCCAACTAATAAAATAAAAAAGACACTTACAAAAGTAGTCAAAAAAGCAACTCCAAAGAAAGACACGTTTGTTGAAATGGTGAGAGAGGATGGCTTAGTAGCTAATGTTCACATCAACAATGTTCACAAGTTTAAGAAAGCAGGATATAAATAATGGCTTTAGATGCTACAGCAGGTGGCTCAAGTGCTGACAGTTATTCAACTGTAGCAGAGGGCGATACCTATCACGATAATCATTTGTATGCAACAGACTGGACTAGCGCTTCGGTAGCTAATAAAGAGAAAGCCCTAAAGATGGCTACTAGAATCTTAGATGAGAAGATTGACTGGGTAGGTTTAAAGACTACTGATGAACAAGCATTAGCTTGGGGTAGAGATGGTGTTGTTGATGATGGTTATTCAGTATCTTCAACTATCGTTCCACAGCCTATTAAAAACGCTACTATTGAATTTGCTAGGCATTTATTGGCTAGTAACTCAACTGGTGATTCAGATGGCAAAGGTTTATCTAGTTTAACAGTAGGCTCTATATCTTTAGCTTTTGATAAGAATGATACAGCTGGTGTAATGCCAGAAATTGTTCAAGAAATGTTAAGAGGCTGGGGAGCTATTAATGCTCGTGCTAAGTTTGGAACTGTGTCGGTGGTTAGAACGTAATGGGATTAAAGGCATCAATAGGTAAGATTGTTGAATCGGCTATTGTATCGGTAGGCGACTTAGCAGAGACTATTACTTATAATGCTAGGTCAACTGGCGCTTACAACGTAACTACTGGAGCTGTACCCCACACAACTGTAGATTATTCACTCAAAGCTGTATTAAGTGCTATTGGTGGAAAAGAGGACGCAAACTCTGTTAGCTCAAAATTTACTGGTGATTTATCTGCTATCTTCGCAAGTAGGGATTTAGCAGTTACTCCGGATACCAATGACACTATTACTAGAGATTCAGTTATATACGCAATCAACAATATAATCTCTGACCCTGCGTTAGCTTCTTACACTTTAATATTGACGAGGGTAGGATGAGCGTAAGCGCATTTAATATGGACTTAAACAGATTGGCTAAAGACTTAGGTCTTGAGACTGATAAAGTTGTGCGTAAGGTTACTCTTCAGTTGTGGAATGGTATTACGTTAAAGACACCTGTAGATACAGGACGTGCGAGAGGAAACTGGAACTTATCTGAAAGTAATGCTGATACAAGTATTAATGAGAGTGCGACTAGCGTTCAGTCTTATAGCGAGCCAACAGGCAAAAAGGCTGTTTATATAACTAATTCATTGCCTTATATTCAAGCCCTTGAAAAAGGCTCAAGTAAACAAGCACCTAAAGGCATGGTTGAATTAACTATGAATGACGTGGGGAGTGGTTTAGGATAATGGGCTTCGCTAGTGAAAGAACAAACATAGAAGGTAGATTCAATACTAATTGGACTACCACAACTATCGCATGGGGCAATGCTGATTTTGATACGCCTAACAATACGGAGTGGGTGAGATTTAATATACTTAATGGCACAAGTGGGTATAGAGCAATTAATGGCTTAAAACGACATACAGGCATTATCAATATTCAGATATTCGCACCTGCTAATTCTGGTACTCACACCATCAGAGGTTATGCTGATACAATAGCGACTATATTTGATGGAGTTAGTTTTAATGATGTGGTCTGTGACGTAGCAAGTGTTGAGACTGTAGGTACTGATGACCGTTGGCATCAGATTAATGTTAATATTCCATATTGGAGAGACTCATGAGTAAACAAGTAATTTTATATCCGCCTAGCGGTGGTAAAGAAGGTGTTACGCCACACCCTTCAAAGATTGAAGAAATGAAGGCGAAAGGCTGGGTTGAGAAATCCGATAATAAAAAAGTAAAGGTTAAGGAGAAATAAAGATGGCAAATCATAAAGGTTCAGAGGGTTTAGTAAAAGTTGGTTCAAACACAGTAGCAGAGATTAAGGACTTCAGTTTAAGTGAAACTGCGGAAACTATTGATGATACTACAATGGGCGATTCTGCTAGAACAAAGAAAACAAGTCTAACTACCGCTAGTGGTTCAATGACAGCGTTTTGGGATGAAACAGATTCAAGTGGACAAGGTGCAATGACAGTTGGTGCTGAAGTTACATTAAATCTATACCCAGAAGGTGCTACAACTGGCGATACTTATGCGACATTATCTGCTTTAATTACTGAGAAAGGTGTATCAACTACACTAGACGGTATGGTTGAGACTTCAGTTAGTTTTGAAGCCAACGGTGCGGTTACTTGGTCTACGGTAGCGTAATGGGCATTTTAGATAATGCTAAGGCACACTTTGACACCCTAGATACAAAGGTTATTGATGTGCCAGAGTGGGATGATGTTATATATTCCACTCCCTTCACTATGGGTGAAAAGAAAACACTTTGGAAGTTTGCGAAAGGTGATGACTTTGAATTCATGGTAAGAACACTCATATTAAAAGCGTTGGATAAAGACGGTAACAAAATGTTCGACTTATCTGACAAGGTGGCGTTTATGAATAACGTATCACCGGATGTTATTACAAGGGTTGTTAGTGAAATATCAGCAACTCCAACTATTGATGAAATGGCGGGAAACTAGAAGGCGATTCCGAGTTATACGCAAGTTACGCACTTGCGAGTCGCTTAAACAAAACTGTATATGAAATAGACCTTATGACGGTTGAAGAGTTTCATGGTTGGTTTGCCTTCTTTAAATTAGAGGATAAGAATAATGGCAACTAACAAAATAGCAACTTATGGTGTAAAGGTTGACCCTAAAGGGGCGGTGTCTGGCTCAAGTAGAGCGAGTACAGCCATTAAAGGCATCGGTAAGACCGCCTCTAGAGTTAAGAATCAAATCTTCTCACTTAATGGCGCTATGGGCGCATTAGGCGCTGGTGCGGTTATGGCATCTGTTATTAAAAGTGCCGCAGGCTTAGAAAGCCTAAAAGTGAGATTAAAGTTCCTTACAGGTAGTACGCTAGATGCTGGTAAAGCATTTGATACTATGACAGGTTTCGCATCCAAAGTGCCATTCGCACTAGAGGATATTCAAGCAGCGTCTCCACTTCTATTAACAATCACAGATGATATTGATGAGTTAAATGGCTTGTTAGAAATGACAGGTGATATTGCTGCGGTATCTGGTCTTGACTTCGTTAAAACAGCAGAACAACTACAAAGAGCAATGGCATCCGGTATTGCTAGTGCCGACTTATTCCGTGAACGTGGTGTAGCCGCCTTCTTGGGATTTGAGCAGGGTGTGACTTATAGTGCTGACGAGACTAAGAAGAAACTTAACGAAATGTGGGAAGGAAATACAACTTCCGCTGTAGGTGCTACTAAAGAATTAGCTAAGACATTCCAAGGTCAAGTATCAATGATGGAGGATGCTTGGTTTAAGTTAAAGATTCAGTTTTCGGAAACAGGTGTTTTTGAAATGGCTAAAGATGTTGTTGTAAGCATTACAGAGTCATTAGGAAAGCCAGAGACAATTAGTTCAATTAAAGAGTTTGGAAAAGGTGTTGTATCTGTAGGTAAGGCTATTGGTAGTGCGGTTGCTTCGTTTATGGGATTGCCAGAGTGGGTTAGGAATACAGGTTTGGTTTTAGCCCTTATCGGGGGAACAAGAGCAAGATTAGCGTTAGCAGGTGTTACAGCGTTGGCGTTAGCCTTGGATAGTATTGCTGATTCATTCCACGCACTAAATAATATTCATGGGGATTTAGTAGACAAAAAACAGATTGATTTAATTAAAGAATTAACAGAAGAGTCTGAAAACTTGGCTAAACTCAAAGCCGATGTTGCAAATAGTGTAGGCATGGACGATATGCCAGACCCAACTGGGATGCTGGCAATTCATGTTCAAAACCAAAAGGATGCACTTCTAGTATCTCAAGACCGTGTTAAAGCGCTTAAAGAAGAAATTCGCCTTAATTGGGATTTGGCTATGGCTGAAAAGAGTTTTGAACAGTTTGACCCTAAACAAAAACCAACCCCTAAAGGTGAGGTGTTTAATGTTTATGACTTTGCTAAGGGTGGTGAGGCAGATAGTAGGCTTAAAAAGTTTACTAAAACAATGACCAAGTATAAAGACTCAATAATGAAAATTACTAACGTAATGACCCCATTACAAAAGTTAGAAAAAGAGCGTGATAATATCATTGAGAATTTCAATGAGGCATACCGCAATGGAATTATCTTAGATGTTGAAAAAGCCTCTGGAATTAAAGCAGTAAATGACGAATACCAAAAGGCTGTTCAGTTTATGGAAGATGCCAAGATTGAAAAGAAGGTTGCTGAAATGGCTAAAGGTATGTCAGATTCTATTACTGAATCTATTATGAATATGGGCAAAGGTCTAGGCTCATTTAGAGATGTGTTAAATTCAATCTTTGACGATATAGCCGCTAAAGTTATTCAAGCAAATATATCTGACCCTATTGCTAATGCTCTATCTGGTGCTATTGGCAGTCAAGCCAAAGGCGGTGGATTCTTTGGTGATATATTCAAAGGTATGTTTAAAGCAGAGGGTGGCACTGTAACTGGTAATCAGCCATACATTGTTGGTGAGCAGGGTGCGGAATTATTCGTTCCAAACAAGACAGGTACTGTCGTTCCAAATGGAAGTGGCGGTGGTGGAAGTGTAACAAACATCAATGTTAATTATTCACCACAAATTAACGCTTTAGACCCAAGAACAGCCTCTATTGTAATTGCTGAAAACGCACCAACAGTTGTAGGTATAGTGAGACAAGCATTTAACAGAAACGGAAGGGCGGTAGCATTATGAGTGGAAGTTTCCCAACAACACCTAAACCATCAAGTATCAAGATTACAGGTATTAACCCTACTTTGGTTAGTTTGACACATTCATTAAAAAGACAGGCTAGAAATAGAGGTGGTCAAAGATGGACTATTGATGCTTCATATCCACCATTAAACA